GGGTGCGGGTTACGCGCCCGGGTTCTTGTAGAGGCCGCGCCAGTCGATGGCCTTGGCGCCGAAGTCGAGGCGGCACTTGATCTCGACGCCGTCGACGTCGAAGCCGTTGCGCGTCTCGATGTAGGCGCCCTGCTGACCCTCGAGATAGGCGTACTCGATGGTGTCGATCTGGTTCGGGCTGGCCGCCAGATACCACGCGGTCTCGCTCGCCGCATCGAGCCGCGGCTCGCTGATCGGCGCGAGCGTGCGGATCGACTGCGGCACCACGCTGGCGGTCGCGGCGGGGATGAGGTTCTGGGCGACCAGCTGTTCGGCCTTCAGTTCCAGCGAGGCGGGCACGATCAGGAAGGCGGGGCGGACGTTCAGCACGGTCTTCTTGTCGAGGCCGGTCTGCTTGGCCATCGCCGCCCGCGCCGCGCCCACGCTGCCGACGTCGAGCGCCGCGCCGGTGCCCGCGAGGTTCTTGTGGGTGGTGTGGAACAGGGCGTTGCCGTCGGCCATCGCCGGGTTGGCGGTGATGATCCCCCAGACCACGTCCGACTCCAGCTGGGCGATGGAATTGCCGTACATCGCCGGGATCCGCGTGAAGGCGTCGAGATCGTCGTTGATCAGCGTCTGGCGGGTGATGGCGACCACTCGGCCGTAGGTCTTGACCTTGTAGCTCTCCTTGCTCTCGCCCAGCGTGCCGCGCTTGAACTCGCCGCTCTCGCCGACCTCGAGCAGTTGCGGCGCTTCACCGAGCTGCACCCGGTGCATCGCCTTGAAGTCGGTGGCCAGCACCTGACGGCAGAACAGCATGAAGGTGCGGGGATAGGCCTCGTAGGCTTGCCGCAGGGTCTTGTTGGTGACCGCCGACAGGATCTCGGGGAAGTCCGAGGTCGAATGCAGGGCCCGTGTCGCCACTTCGTCGCGCGACAGGCCCCGCGTGTTGACGCCCGCATTGCCGAGGCTTTCACGGGCCAGTTCCAGCAGGGTCATGCCGCGATACTGGCGCGCGGCGTCTTCCAGCTGGAAGAGCGTCGGGCTGTAGCGGTGCAGCAGCGCATTCGCCACCGCGTCGCGCCGGGTGATGCGCTCATCCCGGCCGCCGAGCGGCACCGAAACATGCGGGAAAGTCCGGGTCTCGTCCGACTTCGCGGCGACCTGGTCGAGGATCAGGCGGCGGGACTCGTCGACGCTGACGCCGCGCTTCACCAAGTCCTCGGCGAAGCCGCGCTCGAGGTTCAGGCGGCCTGCCAGATCGTAGATGGTCGAGACGCGGTCGCGCTCGGCCTCGCGGGCGCGGGTCGCGACCGCCTCGGTGTCGGGCGCGGGCGTTGCCTGCGGCTTCGGCTGCGCGCGCGTCTCACTGGCGGCGACCTTCGGGTCGGGCGCAGCCGCTTTCGGCTCGGTCATGGGGGTGTCCTCGGTTGCGACCGGCTCGGTCGGCTGGGTGGTGGCGGGGGTTGCGGCGTCGCTTGCCGGGGTTTCGGTCTTGTCCGTCATCGGGGATGCTCCTTGCGGTGTGGGGGCGTCCCGGCGGTGGAGGACGCAGTCGTGAAGGGGGTGCTGGGCGCGGAAACCGGCGGCGGGGTCGGCGCCGACCGCGACGGCGGAAACCTCGAACGGCGTCCAGTCCACCGCGCGCCAGAGTTCTCGGGCCGCGTCGGGCTTCGAGACCTCGAAGCGGTGGACCTGGTAGCCGATGGAGACCGCGCGGATGTGCCCGGCCTGGATGTCACGCCAGATCGGCTCGACATCGGCGCGCTCGCTGATCCGCACCAGCGCGATCCCGCGCCCGTTCTCGATCCGGGCCGATCCCGGCACGACCGAGCCGATCACCGCGTCGAGCGTGTCCAGCTCGTGCACCTTCAGGAAGGGCGCGCCAGCGTTCAGCCGATCCAGTCGGACATGGGCGGGATCGAGGCTCAGCTCCTCGTCGTAGGGCTCGCCAAAGAAGGTCGCGCGGCGGACGCGAGCTCCGGCCGACCAGACCACCTCGACGGTGCGGCTGTCGGCATCGGCCGTGTTCGGCGCAAGCTCCGCCGACCGGCGCATGGCCGGCAGTTCGATCATCGTGTCCATGAAGGTCAGTCCTGTTGGTCGGCCTGCGCCGGGTCATTGTCCGCGTTGGCGGCCGGGTCGTCGGTGTCCGGTGCGTCGGCGGCCGGATCGGCGGCCGGATCGTTGCTCTGCGCGCTGCCGGTCTTGGTGACGCGCCGTGGATCGCTGTCGAGGACCAGCCCCAGCGCGTCGAGTTTGGCGTTGGTCGCGGCGATCTCGGCCAGCACCGCGTCGGGGTTGCGGCCCTGTTTCGCGATCACCTCGGCCAGCGTCATGGTGCCGGAGCGGATCGACAGCAGGTTCGCCATCGCGTCCTTCTGCGGATCGACCGCCTCGAACTTCGGCGGCGACCATTCCACCGGCACGGTCGGCGACGGGATCTGCCCCGCCGCCCACGCCGCTTCCGTGAACCAGCGCCACACGGGCGCGCAGAACATCGGGATGAACAGCTGCCATTGGACGGCGTCGATCTGGCGGCGGAACTCGACGAGCCCCGCCCGGATCGAGGAATAGTTGACCTGGCTGAGGTCGCCGGTCAGCAACTCGTAAGGCACCCGGAACCCGGCCGAGATCGTGTGCAGGCTGGCGCGCTTGTATTCGCCATAGCCGCCCGTCGCCGATGGCTGGTTGAAGCGGATGTCCTTGCCGCCACGGGCATAGGCGATGAGCCCCGGCTCGAATTGCTCGACCCTGTTGCCGTCGGCATCGACCACGGAGGGCGCGATGCCCTGCTGCGCCTCGTCGTCGCCGAAGACGATGGCGGTGACGCAGGCCTCGGTCTTCTTGCGGACCAGCTCGGCCACCTCGTAATCGTCGAGATCGCGCAAGCTGCGGATCACCGGCGCGCCCCAAGGGACGCCGCGGGCCTGTGTGCGCTGCTTTTCATAGACATGAGCGATCTCGGTCGCCGGGACCGGGCGGCTCTGCAACCCGTTCTGCAGCGCGCCATAGGCGTCGCCGGGGTGCTCGGCATGCAGCCAGTAGGCCCGGCGCTTGCCGGCCGGGTCGAACTCGATCCCCTGCACCAGCCGCCCCGCGCCGAGGGCGCCGGATTTGGTGGCGTCTAGGAAGTCGGCCTCCAGCACCTGCAATTGCAAAGGCACGGCCAGGCCGTCGCTGGCGCGCCGCAGGCGGCGGCGCACCAGAACCTCCCCCGCCTCGACCATCTCCCGGCAGATCAGCGTCTGCAGCCCGTAGAAGTCGAGCTGGCCGTCCGCGTCGCAATCCGCCGTCCAGCGCTCGAAGAGCGCATCGACCTTGCGGTCGAGCGTGTCGTCGCCGCTCGCGGCGCGGGGCATGATGCCCGCCCCGATGATGTTGTTCACCAGCACCGCCACGGCCTTGGCCGCATGCGGATTGTTGCGGACCAGATCCCGCATCCGGTCGCGCAGCAGCGCCCCGGCCACGCCGATCTCGGTATCGGCCGAGGATCCCGGCGCGCGCCAGCCCTCGGTGCGACGCCCGCGCGCGGCCCCGTCATAGCCCCGCGTCAGGGTCTCGAAGGCCTGACGCGCCATGACGCGGCGGGCCGCCATGCGCGGCGCCACCGTTGCAATGGCGTGATCGAACCAGGTCGCCGACATCAGCGATCCCCGCGCGAGAAGCCAGCCAGCCCCGCCACCGGCAGCGGTCGTGTCGTTCCCGCGATGGCGCGCTCGATGGTCCGGATGCGGGCGAGCAGGTCCTCGGCCGAGCCGTAGTCCACGGACTTGCCGTCATAGCTGACCCGGGTCGTGCCGCTGGCATAGGCCCGGCGCAGCGCCGAGAGCTCGGTTTCCGTCCAGTCCATGCCCTTCGCTCCCGCTCAGTGCGTTCGTTCCCTTGCGACGCTCCACTGGAGTCTCGCATCCGCTGCGCGGACCGGTCCTCACTCAGAACCATCCTCCGCGCCGCCCGAGCCAGTCGGAGCGGCGCTTGCCCTGCGCGGCCTGTCCCGGCCGGTTGATCTGCCCGGCGGGATCGGTGTCGGTGGGAGCGGCCCCGAGCTGATCCTCGAGGTCGCGCCATTTCTCGTCGGGCCAGCGGTCCGCGCCCGCGATCC